AAGTAATAACACGGCCTGCCCCACTGATGTCATAGACTCACGGGCAGGTTTTCTTTTGACTGCGACATTAAAGAGATAATTAAATAGTCGTTAAAGGTTATTGATGGAACAATATATTAAACTAGAACATTCCAATCCTGGTCATGAAGATTGGTTCGTAGTCAACTGGTGTTTAGGTAACACTTGTAATTTTGAATGTAGCTACTGCCCCGATGCTCTACATGATGGCAGTAAACGGTGGCCAGACCCACAGATTATTAAAAACTTTATTGCCCGAGTTAAAGATCATTACTTTCATAAAAATATCTATTTTGAGTTTACTGGCGGTGAAGTTACCATGTACAAACACTTCATTGAGATTTGTCAGTTCTGTACAGAAATGGGAATCAAGGTCGGGTTGATCAGTAATGGATCGCGCACTATTCGTTATTGGGAAGAAAACATGCAGTTCTTTGACCATGTATGTTTGAGCTTTCACCCAGAATTTGCAGATGAAAAACACTTTGTAGAAGTTGTTAAACTCTTACACAACGATGTTCGTACACACGTAAACATCATGATGAGTCCTGAAAAGTTTGATCATTGTTATGCAGTTGCCAACAAGGTTAAAAATCTAGGTAACATATCAATGGCTCTACAGCCACTAATACATGACTTTGGTGATACACTGTTTGACTACAACGATTTTCAAAAGAAAATATTTGACAAGCAGCACGAACTGATTACTAAGCATATTAAATTTGATCGAACGTTTGACTACTATCGTGGCGCCATGCGTAAAGTATATGAAGACGGTAATAAACAAGTTTCGAGCGCACACAGATTTATTAGTGAAAAGACCAACGATTGGTCAGGTTGGAAGTGCTATGCAGGTATTGAACAATTAATTGTTGACATGGATGGCAGTATTCATCGTGGATGGTGCAAGGTCGGTGGTTCTATTGGTCATATAGAAGATGCTAATCTAAATCTTCCAATGGATCCGATTGTCTGCAACAAGACCATGTGTCACTGCAATTTTGACATTATGTGTACAAAAGAAAAATAATATGAAACAGAAAATTATACCTATAGTAGACGACAACGGACATACAGATCCAATGAATACCATCTGTGATCTTAAATGGAATTATCCTATCTTCAATATGGATCGAGGAGAATTTCGTAGCTGCTGTAGAACACCATCTAATAAAGTTACTGAAGAAGATCTTCAGACACTAGGAATTGGGGCATTTAGCGACAGCGACCGAGAAAAGTTAGGTAGACTATCATTGATCAAGGGAATTAGAGACAAAGATTGTCAAAGCTGTTGGAATCTAGAAGATCGTGGAGTTAAAAGTCCAAGACACACCCCAGAAAGATTCAACTGGTTCTTACAACAGAAAGGCCTAGTCCCTAAGCATAAACCTTTTAAAGAAGAAGAACTAAAAGAATACCTAGCTTCTATTAGGGGATTAGATCACCCTGCACTAACTTCTACATCACCTTACATGTTAGAAATCAGTCTAGGCAATACCTGTGATTTAAAATGTATGTACTGTAGTCATCATTATTCAACACAATGGGCTACTGAACGTATCAAATACGGTGAAATTACTCAAGAACAATATGACAAAGAATTTCCTAAGGCAGCACCTAGTTTTGATGCCAAGTTCTGGGAATGGTTTAATCAAATTGGTAGATATCACTTGCATAGATTAGGCATCATCGGTGGTGAACCGTTGATTATGCCTGAGTTCTATACGTTTGTAGACAAGCTGATTGCCAGCGTAGATGAGATTGCTGGTCAAAGAAAATCAAAAATGACTTTTTGGATTGTAACTAACTTGAACACGCCTCCTAACTATTTAGAAAAACTGTTTAATTATCTACCTAAACTAACAGAAGTGTTTAACGTAGAAGTATTAGTTAGTATGGAAAGTGTTGGAGAGCGAGCAGAGTATATTCGTAATGGAGTCAATTGGAATAAATTCACTAGTAACTTAGACAAACTATTATCAAGGACTGATTTAAAGTTTGATTTTGGCTTTATTATGAGCCTAAATGCTCTAAACATAACCAGTATAAAGAGCTTTATAGAGTTTACTGAAAATCTATACGACAAATACCAGAGGCCGGTTGCTCTTAAACAAAACATCATTAGTTTTCCTAGCTGGCAAAGCCCTATGATTTTAACTCCGGACTTTGCAGATCATTTAGACTATGCTGTTGAGTATATGAAAACTAATGTTAGTAAAATGCCAGTAGTTACTGATTTTTTTGGACGATATGATCAGTACATCATATATTTAGAAAATTTGGCTAACAGTATTCGCAATAACACTGGCAACTACGATGAAGACCGTAAAAAGTTTGTACCATGGTTTAACACCTATGACGAAAGGCGCAAACTTAACTTCTCAGAAGTGTTTCCAGAATATACCGAGTTTTATTCAATGTGTAAGGAACTGTAATGGACAAAAGAACATTTATCCCTATTTTTGAAAATGACGACGGCGACGGTTCTCCTATTTGGTATACTGCTACACATCTAGATAACACATATGGTCTTGATACACTTTCGGTAGTTGGAAAGAAACTCCCAAAAGAGCAGTACACTGAGATTTTAAGAAAACAAGTACCAGATAACTTTTGTTTATATCCATTTACACATTTTCAATTAGATCCCGACGGACGTGCTCGACCGTGTTGTAAATATAAAGTTGGGGACCCAACTTGGCAAGCTGATGTTCCTAAACTACCCGATGTTAACATAGGTGAGCTGTGGGATCAAGCAGAGTTTCAAAACTTAAGAGATCAGTTTCTTAGAAATGAACGACCAAGTGGATGCAAAGCCTGTTGGGACGAAGAAGCTGCTGGCATGACGAGTATGCGTCTTACTAGAGAGAAAGGCGGCAAGGAACATCCATTTGCTACATTCTTTCATCATATACCTAGATTATATCCTAAAACATTAGATCTTAAACTAAGCAACTTATGCAATCTCAAATGTAGAATTTGCACACCATTTCTTAGCAGTCAATGGATTAAGGAAATTAAAGACTTAGAAATTAAAGACATGGGAGATGTAAATTCATTTACTAGTAACTCTAGAGAAAAGTTTTTAGAAAATCCTGAGAATGAAGAAATACTCAAACAATGGGCACCGTCTATTGACTTTTTAGAGTTCTACGGTGGAGAGCCGTTAATGCAACAAGAACATGATAGAATTTTAGATATCATGGCAGCACACGGAAATCCATCAGCAACTAGTTTATATTATAATACTAATTCAAGTATTTGCAAAGAAAACTTTTTTAAGTTATGGAAGAAATTTAAACAAGTCATTATTAACTTTAGCATTGACGACATTGGCGATAGATTTGAATATCAAAGAAAAAATGCCAAATGGAGTGAAGCACTAGAGAACATTTCACGATATCAGGAGTTAAGTCGTCTGCATGGTGTAAATATGGACATTATAATTTACACAACAGTTGGCGTACTTAATGTATTTTACTTAAAAGAGTTCTTTGACGAAATAAGAAAACTGGGATTAAAGATAGTGCTCAACATGGTACACTATCCACATCATTATGCAATAACTATACTACCATCCGATGTTAAAGATATTATAAAAGAAAAATTAGAAATGATTGACTCATCTAATATGCTGCACCATACGTCTCCGTCTATTCAAAATATCATTAACTTTATGTATGGCAATGAACAAAATCCTGAATTATTAAAAATATTTTTTAAAAAAACAAAAATACACGATGGATATAGGAACGAATCATTTGCACATACGTTTCCTGAAATATACAAGCTATTGAATCAATATGGAACCTGATACTTTTTGTGTGCTGCCTTGGGTCAATCTATCTACAGATGTAAATGGATCATTACGACCTTGTTGTAAATTTGCCCAGCCATCACTAGCAAACGAATATCAACTGCCTAATATGAAGGAAGGTAGTCTAGATGTACTATGGAATGATCAACGTTTTCAAACACTAAGACAGGCATTCCTTGATGGAGTTAAACCTAAAGAGTGTCAAAGCTGTTGGGACGAAGAAGCTGCTGGTATGTCTAGCTTTAGGGTCCAATGGGCCAAGGATAAGAAGATTAGTACAGAGGGAATGGAGTTTGGTACTATAGCAACCCAAGGCCCACGTGCAATGGACTTAAAATTAAACAATGTATGTAATTTAAAATGTAGAATATGCGGGCCACAGGCAAGCTCAACATTCTTAAAAGAATACCAGGAACGTTTTAATATTAAAATTGAAGACGGATCCTATTGGTTATCTAATAAGATATTAGGCACTGCTAACGAAGATGTTATTCTTCAATGGGCCCAGGATCTAATACACTTAGAAGTCACCGGTGGAGAGCCTATGGCTAGTCCAGAAAATATAAAAGTACTGGAGTTGTTGATTAATTCTGGGCGAGCTGCACACATTAGTATATTGCTAAACACCAATGGAACCCTGTATAATAAAAAGTTCCTAGATCTGTTAGTAAAGTTTAAAGAAATTACACTGTGTATTTCAGTAGATGATATAGGAGAAAGATTAGAGTATGAACGTTATCCAACTGAATGGGCTACTATCCAAGATAATATTAAAAAATTTATTGAATTAAAAGAACAGAATTCTAATTTGTTTTTAACTCTGTGCCCAACTGTAAGTGTCTTTAATGTATACTACTTGCCAGAATATTTGCAGTGGACAAAATCAATGAATATATTTACATATTTTAATATACTGCATTATCCTCCTAGTCACAGTATTAAAAATTTACCTGACAAACTAAAAGACATAGTATCTGCTAGATTAGATACCTCTGAGTTTACAATAGTTAAAAACTTTTTACATCTAGACGCAGACAATCAGACCCTCATTACAGAATTTATCAACAAGAATACTGAACTAGATCTTTTTAGAGAACAACAATTTAAAACAACATTTGGTCAATGGGGCCAAATGATTATGGATTATAAAGATGAATAAACTTACAGTAGAACAAATTACAGAATATAATACCAAACGTAAACAGTTTGATCAGAATAGAACTATAAACACTATTAGTCCTTGTGTTGCGCCATACAACAATATGTATTTTACAACAGAAGGTAGGGTTGCTCCGTGCTGGTTGTTAGTAGGACATCTGGATACATGGGGTCCTGGCAGAAGTATTAAAGATATCTGGACTGGGGAAAAGTTTACTGAGTATAGAAACAATTTAAAAAATGGCGTCTTTAAAAGTGAATGTAGAGTATGTAAGCAAAAGATCGAAGCCGACACTTGGCCGTTGGCTCTTGCCTATGACGGATTTAGTGTAAAAGAATATCCAACAATGCTAGAATTAGAACTTAGCAATCAATGTAATCTAGAATGTGTTATGTGCGAAGGCAGACTAAGTTCTGGTATTAGAAAAAATAGAGATCAACTGCCACCACTACCACAAGTATATGATGACTCATTTGTAGAGCAACTTAAAGAATTTATTCCACATTTAGAGGAATTGAGATTTAATGGTGGTGAACCATTTGCACAAAAGATTGTCTATGATATCTGCATGTTAGTTGCCAAGATCAATCCTAGCTTACGCATCAATATTGCCACCAACGGAACTGTGTACAACAAACAAGTTAAAGAAATACTGGCCAAGTGTAACATTAGTTTAAACATCAGCATTGACAGTTTAGACGAGGACAACTACGAAGCTATTAGGATCAATGGAGACTTTAACACGCTAATGGAAAACTTTCAAACATTTAACAAGTATTGCAAAGATAACGGGCGCGGTCTTAGTGTAATGGTTAATCCTATGAATAATAACTGGTGGGAAATGCCGGAGTTTGTAAAATTTACTACAGAGAATGAAGTTAATCTTTGGTATAACACTATACACCATCCTGAGCATTTGAGCATATGGAAATTGCCTAGTAGTGATCTTAATGTTATCCTACAGACTTTACAACCACAAGTAGAAGAACTTAAACCTACAGATTTTTCAAATCACGTTGCACATGGTAACTGGGAAAAATTAAATCACTTTGTTAACAAACAAATAGCTAATTGGTATCATAAACAAACAGATAGAGAAAATGGAATAAGTAAAAAAATAATAGAGATAACAACAATATGAAAAAATTGATTTGCAATGGGTGTAGTTTTATGGCAGGAGACGCGGTACTCTGGGAAAATTACTGTAAAGAAAATAATAGAGAAGTAACCGATTATCGACAGTCTGATCTAACTGATTACTTAGAATATAGAATGAATCATAATTTGCCTATGATGCTAGCTAAAATACTAGGTACAAATAGAATTGATGTGTCATCTGATGGTAACAGTAACGACATGATTGCATTAAACACTATAAATTATATATTATCTTTACCAAAAGACGAACGAAGTAATTATCATGCAGTAGTAGGATGGACTAGTACTTACAGGCGTATGAAATTTTTTACAGAAGCATCGTGTTTTGTAAATTTAAATATACATCATTTGGATGAGATAGTGACAGCACATGGTGGCAATAATCATTTAGCAATGATATCATCATTTAAAAATTATATTAAAACGGAACTAGTGGAAAGTGCTGATGAAGATCACTATATAAATTATATAAAAAATGTTATGCTATTAGAAAATTTTCTAATAGCAAATAATATAACTTATACCTTTTATAGGGCAATAGGTTCGGCTAATGATTGTATAGTTAGACCTCATACTTTACAACCAGAGTGGACCGGACCGTTACTAGATAAAGAAATTTCAGATTCAACATGTTGGCTACAGTTTATGCACGACGAAAAATATCCTCATCTAGGTTCAGCTTGGTCTAGTGCAATTTTAGATAACAACTCATCTAATTTTATTTCTAATGATAATAGGCATCCAAATTTAAGAGCAGTAGAGAATTTTGCAAATATTTTATCAGACAAAATATTACGGCAAAATTTATCAATGATCAATTAAATTCTTTGCAAACAAACTAAGGTTTCAGTTTGTTCAACTAGTTTCCATCCATTATTTAATAAATTGTTTACACCATTAAACACGTCAATCCCGTAAGTTTCGTGATATAAATGTGCTATAATATATCCAGTTTGTTTAACATGTTGAGACCAAAAATCAATATTAGTTTTAAAATTAGGGTTTTGATGCATATTAATTAAACAAACATCTAATGGAGTATCCCAATTAGAAAAATCAATCGGAGTAACTTTATGATGTAGTGTTATTCTATTAGAATATGTACTAGTTATCCTTTGCCACGCTAGTTTGCCACTAGCATCAATTTCAAAATCTTTTGTTAGTCCGTCTAACAAATCATAACCTACTTTTTTATCTAAATTATTATCGTTACACATATCAAACAACTGTTCTCGGATCCAGGGCTTTACCGAGTTAAACTCATTGAACAGTGAATCTTCATCGAAGGCTTCTATGCTATGAATATTGAGATATTTATTTCCACGTGCTAAAATTGCAGCTCTGCCCCCTAATCCAGAATTTACTTCTAGTACAAGGCTATTGGGTGCTAATTGTTTTGCTGTTCTTAATAACATAAAACGTTCAGATACAGACACAGATGAAAAACAACTTTCTAATGGTAACGCATTAGGATTAGAAAACTCTGATTTAATATAAAATACTTTATTTGTTTTAGTTTTTGTTGACTCTACCCATTTACCGGTTTCTTCAAACGTATGCTCGAAACCATCCATAATAACAACATCTTTATGTATATTTTTGAATTTAAAATTACATTTAGTAACATAGTTACCATCATCATCTATTTTAAAATTCAACACAGCATGGTAAGTATGTGTATCCGGTGCAATAGTAAATATAAAATCTCTATGATCTAATTCAGAATTAAAATTTAGTGTCATATCAAATCCGCCGCGAACTCTCCATAGCATTCTAAAGAACCCAAAGGCCTCATTCATTACGCTATTGGCAAAATCACCTTTATCAGTTTTAATAATAGACATGAAATCAAAATTTTCATATTCTACATGCTCGTTGATATATTCGCTATCAAATTGTAATTGATAATGATCGGTTATGTCCCCTTCAGAACTATGTACATTAGTAATTGTTCCTCCGTATTCTTTACACAGATGTAACCATATATGTATTAATTTGATTCTTATATGTCTATGCAATTTTGTATTCATTAGATCTAATGAATACCATCCGCCTAACCACGGTTTATTTCTAGGGTTAATATTAAATTTCTCTCGGTCATCGTATGCCGAACCCATATTATCACCTAATCCAGGACCTGGACTACTTGCAATAATTCTAGCTCTATGATTCCATAACATATTAAATGTATGGGTCAACGCCTCGATATCTTCGCCCGGAGCTCCGATCACTAGACAAGCAGATACTTTCATTCCCACTTTGTCAGAATCAATAATGTTTTGATTAATCTCTGCAACAGTATTTTTCTTATTGATTGCTTTTAATACTTTGTCGCTACCAGTTTCAATTCCATAATTAAAACCTTGACAACCAGCTGCCTTTAGCAATTTATAAAATTCTAAATCCATCCTACCATCAGCACGAGCATATCCCCACCAATTAATGCCTAGTTTTCTATCTACTAATTCTTGACAAAAATTTCTGAATTCTTTTAAGTTTCCGTTCATTAAACTATCAACAAATGAAACAAAGCTAATACCGTATTTTTTAACTTGATGTTCTAATTCATCTACAACTGTTTGTGCACCTCTATCACGAAACTTCCAATAATATACTTCTGTACAATAACTACATTTAGCTATACAGCCTCTACTAATTTCAGCACAGATAGAATTTTTACCCCAATATTTTGTCAAATCAAAGTCGCTATAATCAGGGTAAGGTAAACTATCAATATCAATACGTGTGTCACTATATAACCCGCCTATTGCAGGTTGTAAAGGTTTAATACCGTTTTCCCAATTTTCTAAGAAGTCTAATATGTTTTGTTCACTTTCACCTATAAAATAATAATCTACGTTTTGTGGTTTTTTGTAATAATTCTCGTGACATTCAGGCCCACCCATTACAATAGTAATGTCAGGTCTTCTTTTACGGATCTCATTAATCATCCATTTGGTAGGTAATAAATTTGTATAATATGTACTGACGCCTATAATATCAGGATTATCTGCTAATAATATTTCTAAATATTCGTTTAATATAGGTTCATACGTGGGATGAATACGTTTGTAATATTCATCACCCTGCCACCACCAGTAGTTTGCACCATTCCATGCATCATCTAACGCTGGGTTAGCTTCCTTTAAACGGTAATGTGATTCAACATTAAAATCATATACAATAGTTGGATATCCGGCTTCACGCATTAATGATGTTAGTCTAGCCAAGTTGTATGGTGGCATATAGATAGCCCAGCTACCTAACACACATAATGTCATTTTTGTTTTGCGATGGCCTACATTAACGCCCACAGACGTTACGCCGGCACGAAGTTTTCTATGTGCTGATTGCGGTGCGTCATTTTTTGGGATTAAATTTTGTGCAATCCACGTATCTTTATCTAACATTGGTGTGTATTCCGTATCGTTAACTATTACTTATCGTTAATCTAATTTAGGTATAAAAATTTTAGGATAGTTTACAACTTCAGGTAACGATAATATTTTTTTTGCACTAGTATACTTTGGTGATCCTGCAAACCATACAGCTTTTTTGTCAAATTCTTCTTGCGAATAGGTACCCCAGTTTAACATATTTACAATGTATATGTCAGGTAAATTGTCTGGGTATTGATGTGCTAGGTTGATCAAATCTGGAATAGATTCAACATTATCTTCTTGTAGTACAACATTCCATGCCCAGGATTTTGTAGTATCATGTTGTAATGTATTTTTATATAGGTAGTCCATGTTTTGCCATAATAAGTTCCAATCGCCGCCGCATCTAACTTTCTCATAGCTTTCTTTGTTGCCGGCATCAACGCTTATCCTAACACCTATAGATCTTTCAAATAAAATACTATATTTGTTCTGTATCTTTTCTGTCATCATAGTACCGTTAGTACATAATACAGTTCTAAATTCCGG